CGCCTGTAAATGGTGGACCAACTGTAACTCGTATTTCACAAAATATGTTTGATGATATCCTTGCTCAAGGAATTGATATTGATACAGTTAGTAAAAATATATCAGCATTTAATGTATTTTATGACGTAGGCAATAATTTCAATGGTGCTGGAAATCCATTCTCTACTGTTATTGATATTGCCAATGCTGATAATGTTAGTATCGGTGATATGTTTGAGCGTAACGATGCAGATAGTGTAACTTATCAGCGTATATCAATGAATGAAAATGCATCAATTGCATTTGATTTAAGTAAAAAAATTGTACTAGGAACATATGCACGTGAAGTAGGTAAGATCGCTCCACTGACTGATAATACAGCAGTTGCCGCTACTATTTTTACTGTTGATTTAACCGACACACATACAAATGTTAATATAGGAACATTTAAAATGGACTATGCTATTAAACGCGATGGCGTTGTTCGAACTGGTTCAATTAATATAGCATGTGACGGCGGAACGCCTGGATCGTTAACATATAATGAGTCATACAATGAGAATGCTGTGTCGGGTATTACATTTAGTGTTACACAAAGTGGCACAGACGTATCAGTAAATTACACTGCATCAAACACAGGCAATAACGCAACATTAAGTTATTCTTTAGAGCGTTTGTATTAAAAAGGTTAAACTAACCTAACCTAAATTGAACTATAGGTTGAAGCATAGTATTAACTTATTTGTGCGTCTATATAATTTAGACATAATTAATATACACTCACAAGAAGAACTAGCATATGTCTATTACAGTAACTAAACGCAATGGCAAAAAAGAAGACCTTAATTTAGAAAAACTACACAAGGTTGTATTTTGGGCAACTGAAGGAATTACTGGCGTTAGTGCAAGTCAAGTTGAATTAAAAAGTCACATTCAATTCTATAACGGAATCACAACTAAAGACATACAAGAAACATTAATTAAATCAGCGGCCGATTTAATTACAGAAGAAACTCCTAATTACCAGTTTGTAGCAGGACGTTTAATTAACTACAGTTTACGCAAAGAAGTTTATAGACAGTTCAAGCCGCGTCATATATATGAAATTGTAGTTAAAAATGTAAATAATGGATTTTATGATCCAGAACTATTACATGAGTACACAGAAGGCGAATGGAATTATATTAATAACTTTATTAAGCATACACGTGACGAAGATTTTACTTATGTTGCAATGGAACAATTTCGTGGCAAGTACCTAGTACAAAATCGCGTTACTAACGAAATCTTTGAAACACCACAAGTATGTTATGCATTAATTGCGGCAACATTGTTTGCACATTATCCAAAGAAAGGTAAGAAAACACGTTTACATTGGGTCAAAGAATATTATGATGCAATTAGTACACATCAAATTAGTTTACCTACGCCTGTAATGGCGGGTGTGCGTACACCACAAAGACAGTTTAGTAGTTGTGTATTAGTTGAAACAGACGATAGTTTAGACTCTATTAACGCAACAACAAGTGCTATTGTTAAGTACGTAAGTCAAAAAGCAGGCATTGGTATAGGAGCAGGCAGAATTAGAGCATTAAACTCGCCTATTAGAAGCGGCGATGCTTATCACACAGGTGTTATACCTTTTTATAAACACTTTTCAACTGCTGTTAAATCGTGTTCGCAAGGTGGTGTTAGAAGTGGTTCAGCAACATTGTATTATCCGATTTGGCATTTAGAAGTAGAGGATTTACTAGTTCTTAAAAACAATAAAGGTACAGAAGAAACACGTATTAGAACATTGGATTACGGTGTTCAAATGAATAAACTTATGTACGAACGTTTATTAGCAGGTAGTCACATTACATTGTTTAGTCCTGATGATGTTCCTAAGTTATATAATGCATTCTACGAAGATCAAGATGAGTTTAAACGCTTGTACGAAAAGTATGAACGTAAAACTTCTATTAGAAAGAAAAAAGTTCCTGCTATGGAATTGTTTAGTACATTTATTCAAGAACGTAAAGACACAGGTCGTGTGTACTTAATGAATGTTGATCATGCTAACGAACATAGTTCATTTAAGCCTGATTTAGCACCAGTTAAAATGAGTAATCTTTGTTGTGAGATAGACCTACCAACAAAGCCACTTAATAGTTTCGAAGACGAAGAAGGCGAAATTGCATTATGTTCATTGTCTGCTATTAATTGGGGTGCATTTAAAACACCAAAGGATATGGAACGTGCTTGTAATTTAGCAGTACGTGGATTAGATTCATTATTAAGTTACCAAGAGTATCCTGTTAAAGCGGCACAAAAGGCTACTGAAAGCCGTAGGCCACTAGGCGTTGGTATTATTAACCTTGCTTACTTTTTAGCAAAACATGGCGTTGGATATAATGACCAAGAAGGATTAGAACTAGTTGACACGTGGGCACAACATTGGAGTTACTACTTAATTAAAGCAAGTAATGAATTAGCACAGGAAGAAGGTGCATGTCCATTAAGTAATGAAACTAAGTACAGTGATGGCGTATTACCAATCGACACATACAAGAAAGAAGTTAATGAAATTGTTAAACATAAGAACAAGATGGATTGGACTAACTTACGCAAAGACCTTAAGAAATATGGTGTTAGAAATAGTACGTTAATGGCACTAATGCCTAGTGAAACAAGTTCTCAAATTAGTAATGCAACCAATGGTGTTGAGCCACCAAGAAGTTACGTGTCAATTAAACAAAGCAAAGATGGTGTAATGGCACAAGTAGTACCTGAGTTTAGACATTTAAAGAATAAGTACGAACTGCTTTGGGACCAACCTGGTCCATCTGGATACTTAAAGGTAATGGCAGTATTACAAAAGTACATTGACCAAGGTATTAGTGTTAATACAAGTTACAACCCTATTCAATATGAAGATGAGAAAATTCCAATGAGTAAAATGTTGGAAGACATTATTACGTTTTATAAGTACGGCGGAAAGCAGTTGTATTACTTCCAAACATTCGATGGTGCGGGTGAAGTAGCAGTCGATGATGATGACTGCGAAAGTTGTAAGATTTAAGGAGAAATATGTCAGTAATTAATTTTAGTAAAGAAAAAAGCCACATTGATAGTCCAATGTTTGTAGACCCAAATGGGTCAATGGGATTTCAACGTTACGAAACATTAAAGTACGAAAAGATTGATAAATTAACAGACAAGCAAATGGGTTTCTTTTGGAGACCTGAAGAAGTCGAACTTAACAAAGATGTTAAAGACTTCAAAGGTTTGAGTGAGCACGAAAAGCATATCTTTACATCTAACCTTAAACGTCAAATACTATTAGATTCAGTACAAGGAAGAAGTCCAAGTTTGGGATTCTTGCCATTAATTAGTATCCCTGAGTTAGAAGCATGGACTACACTGTGGTCGTTCAATGAAACAGTACATAGTAGAAGTTATACACATATCATTCGCAATGTATATGCAGACCCTAGTGTTGTATTTGATGAGATGTTAGACATTCAAGAAATCATCGATTGTGGTGTAGATGTAAGTAAGTACTACGATGATTTAATTGAATACAGTAATTACTATCAGTTACTTGGATACGGAACACATACAGTTAATGGTAAGAAAGTAGAGATTACAGAGTACGAGTTAAAGAAACGTATTTACTTAGCAATGTTGAGTGTGAATGTACTAGAAGGTATTAGATTCTATGTGTCGTTTGCTTGTAGTTGGGCATTTGCAGAACTTAAATCAATGGAAGGCAATGCTAAGATTATTAAGTTAATTTGCCGTGATGAAAACCTACATTTAGGATTCACACAAACTGTTCTTAAAATGATGCCAAAAGATGACCCTATCTTCGCAAAGATTAAAGAAGATACAAAAGAAGAAGCAACAAAAATGTACTTAGAAGCAGTTCAACAAGAAAAAGATTGGGCTAAATACTTGTTTAAAGATGGTTCTATCATTGGTTTAAATGAAGAACTATTATGTCAGTACGTTGAATTCATTGCGAATAAACGCATGAAGGCAGTTGGATTGGAATCACCATTTAAAGGTGGTTCAGACCCACTACCGTGGACAGGTAAATGGATTTCAGGTTCTGAAGTTCAGGTCGCCCCACAAGAAACACAAATAACTTCGTACACTATTGGCGCAGTTAAACAAGATATTACAGACGAAACATTAAAAGGATTTAGTTTATGATTACGATTTATAGTAAAGATGGATGTCCATATTGCGTTAAAGCAAAGGACTTATTAGAAGAATACAGCATTGAACATACTGTGATTAAAATCGACGAGGACGATACTGCTAAAGATTTTGTAGTTAGTGAAGGCCATAGAACAGTTCCACAATTGTATGTTAAAGAAACATTATTAGTTGAGGGCGGTTTTGATGGTTTATCTGCTGTACCAAAAGAATTAATTATATCACGTGTTGGTGAAATTTTAGACGACTATACTAATTCCGCGAAGTAATGATACAAATATATAAAGGTACAATTTATAGTTTTAAGTTACTCAGTGGCGAAGAATTCATTGCTGAAGTAAGCGAAGTTGGGCATACAGATTACGATATAACTAATCCACTTGGAGTTGCTTTAACAGCACAAGGACCTGATACATTTCCTGCTATGATTGCAGGTAACATGAAGTGTGTTATGCAATTAAATAAATCTGCAATTGCTGTAGTTGCTGAAGTCGAAGAACATATTCAACAATCATATCGAAAAGCAATTGAGGAAATGCATAACGAACCTACTAAACAGGTTCTCACTGAATAAATAATATTATGTCAGCAGTTAGTAGAGTAGGAGACAGTTTAAGCACAGGACATGGTTGTACAGGAAGTACAACTATTGCTAGTTCAAACACGGACGGCTCCGTAAAAGTAGATAATATAAATGCAATAGTTGTTGGAGCACCAACAGTATCGCATCCATTTCCGCCTAATCCACCGTGCGCTCCACATGTTGCTAATTTAAATGCAGGTTCAAGTTCAGTTTTCATTCAAGGAATTGCTGTAGGAAGAGTAGGCGATAGTGCAGATGCAGGAGCAATGACATCGGGTAGCAGTAGCGTATTCGCAGGTTAACATGCCTTATCAATGGATAGACAAACTTAACGAAAGCAATAGTCGTTTACACAAAGAAGCAGTTATTGGCGAAGCATATACTGCTTGTACACTTGGCAGTAAAGAAGCATGTATATTCTTGGAAAATGCACAAGAAGCGTACGACCCGTTTACAAAGTTCCATACAAAACAAGTACCCGAAACAGAAGGTCTAACAAATAAAAAAAATAGTTGGCACTTCTTTCAGTTCTTACTTAAAGATTTAAGTACAAGACGTATTACAGGTAATAATGCAATACAACAGGTATATGAGTTAAGTAAAGAGTTCGATAGTGATAATTGGAATAAACTAGCACGCCCTACATTACTAAAAGATTTACGCATTGGTGCAACTGCTAAAACATTTAATAAAATATTAAAAGGTACTAAGTACGAAATACCAACATTTGAGTGTATGTTGGCATCCGATTCCAAAAAACATCAGAAGAAATTAGTTGGCCATAAGTTTGTGCAAAAGAAACTTGACGGTGTTAGAACATTAGCAATTATGCATCCAAGTTACATAGAACTGTATAGTAGAAATGGCAAACAGTTCGAAAACTTTAAATCAATCGAAAGAAGTTTGCGTGCTGTTAGAGATGAGTTTTATAAAGCATTGCCGTATTTGTATGACCCTATCGTACTTGATGGTGAAATAATGAGCGATGATTTTCAGAGTTTAATGCGTCAAGCACAACGTAAGCAAAATATACAAACAGAAGACTGTGTATACCACGTTTTTGATTATTTGCCGTACGAAAACTTTCAAACAGGCTTATGGTCGCAAGTACAAGAAGATAGATATGTATTTTTAGACGGAGTTCGTGAAAAAGTACAACATTTGAGCAATGTTGAAATACTACCAACTCCTATGTTAGTTGATTTAGATACCGAGGAAGGTCATAACGAAATGACAACGTATGCTACTAAATGTGTTGAAGATGGGTATGAAGGCATTATGATCAAGGACCGTTTTGGTGTTTATGAATGTAAGCGCAGTGCGCAGTGGCTAAAATGGAAGCCCGTTATTACAGTTGACCTAACAGTAATTGATATTGAAGAAGGTACAGGTAGAAATATAGGTAAATTGGGTGCATTAGTTTGTGCGGGCAAAGACCAAGGAAAGGAAATTCATGTTAATGTTGGTTCAGGCTTAACTGACAAAAACAGAGAAGAATTTTGGACAGAAAAAGACAATTTAATTGGTCAAATAGTTGAAATTAAAGCAGATGCTATCACTAAGAATCAAGATGTGGATAACAACATTTATAGTTTACGGTTTCCTAGGTTTGAACGTTTTCGTGGATTTAACCCGGACGAAAAGTTATGAGTAATTTAGTTACTTTATTAACAGATCCAGCAACGGGCGGAACATTTATATCTTGGAGTATTGAATACCTAGCAGGACATAATCAAATGTATGCAACAAAATGCAACAAATACGTTCCGTTAGTTGATAATCCAATTATGAAGCGAAATGCACATGGATATAGACCAAATCAGTTTGATAATTCAACAGACATAGTCAATGCAATACAAACATTAGAGTCTTTACCCGAGACACCTGATAAAAAGTTGGACTTAATATACCTTCATCAATATTATTATCATCTAGATGAGCATAAGGATTGGTATAAAGCATTGGATGCAATATTTGATACAGGATGTCCAATAATTGTAGTAAAGTTACCAAAAT